TGTCAACCTCATGATACAATGGTAATTGCTGAACTAAGAATTAGCATATCCAAAATTCCGAATATATCTATCAAATGGATAAGTTAAATTTAAACTTATATCATTTGATGGATAAATACATAAAACGGAGATAAGAAATGGGCAGAATTTCTCTTTGGAATCCAATTAAGGGAGATGATTTTAATTTCATCGATCGCACCATTGGCGAAAACTTTCGCATTGCTGGTGATGGAATTTTAATACACCTCTATGAAGGACCTACCACAGATTCTGCCGGTAATACCGATACATCACTTACAACTATTCAAGATGTATTATTTCTAACTAATAATAATCGTAAATACAATCCCGATGTTATTGAGCTTCGTGGGCATCATCAACCACAGGATATAAATTATGATCTATCACAGTTTGGTGTTTTTCTAAGCTCTGATACAATTCGTATTACATTTCACTATAATGATATGTTAGATTCGTTGGGTAGAAAACTTATTGCTGGTGATGTTTTAGAATTTCCAAGTATGCGTGATGTTCCAATATTTGATAACGCAGTCGGTATTAATCGCTATTATGTTGTTCAGGATGCTCTTTATGCTGCTGCCGGCTATGGACAAAAATGGTTTCCACATATTTGGTTGGTACGAGCAAAACTAATGACTGCGTCTGTGGAATTCACAGAAATTATTGATCAGGCTGCTACAGGACAAACTGCTGGTGGCGTTGGACAAGGCATTGGTGTTATGCCGGACGGATTTACTGAAACGTCAGACGCAAATGGAAATCCAGGACTTGGTTCTAATCCAAATATTAAGAATGCTCTTGATTTATTCTGTAAGATTATTAAGATTACTGATGAGGTTGTTAAGGAAGCGGAATGTAATGCGTTCTTTGATCCAAAATTCTTTGAGAGTGCTAATCTCTACATATACTTAGATGAAAAGGGTTACCCCATCGTTGGTAGTAACTATTTTAGTGGTGACGGTGCTCCGCCAAACTTGTCTACGGACAATGCCGATAACTTAGTACCATCTGGACCACTCGTTGGTGCAGGGGTAGCATTTCCACCAGGTATGACAGATGGACAATATTATCTACGAATTGATTATTATCCAGAGAGATTATTTCAAAAGCAAGGTAATTGCTTTAAGCTCATAGAACAAGATATACTTAAGGTGTGGACAAGTTATAATAGAATACTCGACGAATTTATAGATAATATTAATGATACCGTACTATCAGACGGTACTGTAATTCCAGAGAAACAAGCTGTATCAGAAGTTGTAAAACAGAAAGTTGATTTATACGCTGAACGAAAAATTCAGACAACTGCTACAGAAGCAACCCGTTCAGCTATCGCTAATGAGCGTGCTAAGATAAAACCTAACTAAACGAGGCATCCAAAATTGATTTTTTTTATGATTCTCAGGTAAGACGTTACCTATTACAATTTATGCGAATCTTTTCTGACATAAAGGTTAGAAATGGTCCAGATGCCAATGGCCTCTACACAATACAGCGGGTTCCTATTATGTACGGGGATCCATCCTCTATGGTTGCTCAACTAATAAAGGGTGCCAGTGAAAATACAATGTTACCTGTACCTATGTTCAGTGCTTATATTGATGGAATCAAGATGAATGATAAGCGTAGACAGGATTCCCAATTTGTTGGCAAGGTATCTACAGTAGAAAGAGAGTTTGATGCCCTTACACAGGAATACGGACCAAACCCGGGTGTTAGACAGAGTGTTGAAAGGTATATGCCTGTTCCTTGGGATTTCACATTTAAGCTTGATGTATGGACAACAAACATAACTACCAAACTCCAAATATTTGAACAGATTGCTGTGATATTTAACAAGTCTATTCAGCTTCAACAGAATAGTAATATACTTGATTGGTCGAGCATTTTTGAAGTATGGCTTGAAGACTATACCTTCACTAATAGATCTATACCACAGGGTGGGACAGAGGATCGTGACGTGATGAGTTTTAAGTTTAAAGTTGAAGGATGGATTAATCCACCGGCCAAGGTTAAGAGAAGTGGACTTATTGCTGAAATTGTTACACAGGTTTATAATGTTTCAGATGTAAATGCTATTAGAACATCCATAGGTGAGGAATATGATCCATTTAGTTGTTTTGGTGGAATTCCAATTCAGATTGTTACTACAGAAGGCAACTATAAGATATCTGTTGCCAATGCTGGTGCGATTGATCATATCACACTACTCAATGAATTTGGACAAGTTGATCCAGCTCTAAGCTGGGAAAGCCTAATACAAAAATATGGGCAGATTACTCCTAATATCACCAAAATTAGGCTAAAACTCGACCCCAACCTCGATGTTACAGACTCTGACATCATAGGCGGAATTGAACAAGATCCATTGAACCAAAACGTGCTGTTATTTACACCAGACATCGACACACTTCCACCTAACACATTACAACCTATCACAACTATCATTGATCCGATAGAAATTTCTCCCGGTAACGGATTACCTTTGGCTGCTACGGGCCAAAGGTATCTATTAACATCGGCAGATAGTGCCGGTGAAGAACCTGCTATACCACCAAATGTTCCAACGAGCCCATGGGGTCAAATGTTGGTAGCTTATCCTAATGATATTATTGAATTCAACGGTATTAACTGGGTTGTATCATTTGACTCGCAAAATTCTGTAGGGTTAAATTACTTGGTAAATAATGCTAACGCAAGTCAATATAGATTTGATTCAGTTACAAGAGATTGGACATATACGTATTATGGATTATTTGGCCCCGGATATTGGAGAATTGATAATATTATCCTGGCGCCGTCGGGCCTAACTATCAATAACTATGAGTAATATATGGAAAAAATAAATGAATTAACTAATAAAAACATTGTTAGTGCCGACGAGCTTGAAGCTTTTCTCGAACATGTCAAACAGACTAATATACAACTTAAACAGGCATTTATACAGTTACAAAAAGATAAAGCAAGAAAATATCTAAGTGAGATAGAAAATCTTAAAAGCAGATTATAAATAGCTTTTATGGACAATGTCAATCAAATTACGAATAATAGTAAGATACTACCAAAAAAGACAGGAGTAGGTGCATTAATTGTATCAGTGAATACAAATCGAGTATTATTGAGCATGAGAGCTACACATAAGACACACTCCCAAGAATGGTCATTGTTTGGCGGAATGATGGAAGAGGGTGAGCAACCCAAAGAAGCACTACTACGTGAATTGTCTGAAGAAATGAATTCAGTTCCCGATATCGAAAGAATTTATCCCTTTGATTTATACCAAAACAAGGATAAACATTTTAAATATATTAGTTTTCTTATTGTGGTATTAGATGAATTTATACCGGTATTAAATAATGAAAATTGCGGATATTGTTGGATAAATTTAGGTAATTGGCCGCGGCCCATGCATCAGGGCGCAAGAATAAGCTTTTGTAATCAGCGAGCAATTGAAAGAATAAAAATGACTATTGCCCAACATCCTATAGGTGTCTAACCTCGTAGATAATCTCGAAATCCTCACATTCATAAAACATTTGTGGAGTTAGATTCTTTCTTTCGCAAATCATCTTCTCAAAGTTAGCAAAGTTCTCTGCGTAATCCGGTTGCGCCATTAATGCGGTACGAACTAGTTCGACACAACTCAGAGCATTATCATTTCTTAGATCAAACAATGAATCATATGGCTTACCAATTTCTGTCATAGCCTTATCCATTACTGTGGTCCAGTTCTCGGCAGACATATTCTTTGGCTTCAGTAATACAACTCCGTGTACTTCAAAGACAAGATTAAATGGTGAATAATTTACTCCGGTACCTGTTGCCTCGACTAATCTAAAATCGCTATCAGACTTAACTTCGTCTTCAAGATTCATTAGAGCATGTGCCCAGTAACTCCATTTGCGTGTTAGTAGCCAGCTTGCTAAACCAACAAAGAATGTAGACAAATGATTATTTCTATGTGTAAGAATAATATAATAGTGTGGTGTTAATAACTTTCTAACTTCATCTAATTCAGCATTCGTTAGTCCGTCCTTATAGCCCCAGTGTACTTTTCCAATTGTTATAACAATCCATTCTATAAGAGAGGTCCAAAGATTTTTCATTTTATTATTCTCCAAAAACTAATTTAGTTTTCTGGATTTGATGACTCCAAAATTTAATTGCTAATCTCATATTACCTTGAACTTCCTAATGATGCCGCCAAGAAATCTGTTATTAAACTTCGAGATGTCGTTGTATTTGGTGCTTGTTTCTGTATTTGAGCTATAAATGATAACAATATAGCTGGAATATTTGTTGTGCTTGTCCCGATAGAGACGCCGTCAACAAAAAATTCCACAGATGTATTTGTACTATTAACCACTACCCCAAGTCTAACCCAATCTGTGTCAACAGCGATTGTTGAATTCACATTTGTGCTTACCGAACTTGATATTGTTGTACCGACCCATCGGCCACTATTTAATGAATGTGTATATTGAAAGTAAATTCCGTTAGTGGTGGCTGCAATTGCAGATGATGCCATTCCAATCTTCACGGTAAATGCCGGTGTCCCCGATAGGATGGGAACTTTTATTCTGAATTGCCAGTTAAGATTTATAGGCAGGAATGTTGCAATACCGTTACAACTAAATATTGCGCCAAGTCCGGTACTGTTTGATGTTATTCCTGTAGTCATTTCTAACCCACCAAAAAACGTACCATCGTCTACAGGGCTGCTAGCAGTAACTATTCCTCCGTTTAATATAACTGGTTTCCAAACAAACGGAGCCACGTGTTCATGGAAAGTAGTGAATATCATATCATCAAACACAGGTGTAGATACGCTACTCATGCCGCCGCCACCACCACCGCCTTGGGCAGTTAATGTAATAGATCCTGGGGCATTTATAACAGATACACCTTCTCCGGCTGTTAATGTTGATAATGTATAATCTGTTCCATTACCAATTAATAGTTGACCATCTGTTGGTGTTGTTGAAAGTCCAGTACCGCCATGTGTTACATTAAGTGTGCCGGTTAGACTAATTGTGCCCGATGAGGTTATTGGGCCGCCAGTTGTTGTTAAACCAGTAGTACCACCGGACACATTAACAGATGTTACACCAGTATTATTGATTGTCAATACACCTGCTGTAGGTACTACAGAAATTCCTGTACCTGCTGTTATTGCTTTATATTCGAGTGCAGAACCACCGGCATTTACACCAAGAATTGTATTAGCTGCACCAAGTGCTGTTAGTCCAGTACCGCCACTTGTTGCGCCTAGTGTACCGGCCAGTGTAACTACGCCAGTTGTTGGGGTGCTTGGTGTTAGACCTGACAAGCTTGTGTGGAATGATGTAACTGCTACACCCGTTAATGTTGTTGCTGCGTATGTCGTTCCAGCGCTCGAGTATAGAAATTGTCCAGACGTTGGGGCAACGGCTGTACCTGTGCCACCGTTTAATGCCGGAAGGATACCAGACACATCTGCTGTCAAACTTACTGCACTGTATGTTGGAGTTGTACCACCGTGCAGAACAGTATTAGCACCACCGATTGCCAATTTAGCCAACGATGTTGTTGTATCAGCGTATAGAATATCACCAACTGTGTATGAAGTAAAGCCAGTGCCGCCTTTAGTAACAGGGACTAGACCGAGTGCAACGTTACCGGATGTAACAACAAATTCGGAAGCAGTAAATGATGCAACACCCTTCTGTGACGAAGAAGCGTTTGATGCTGAAATTGTTACTGTATTGGCTGTAGATGCTGTAGAAATGCCCTGTACCGAAGTACCAGCAATCAACAATGTTTCACCAAGTGCCACTGGATCTGAACCAGAGTCAGTATTGATGTTGATCGTGCTATTTGCCAACACTGTATTTGTAATTTGGCCAGGACCAACATAAAGACCGGTCGCATCTTGTGTTAGACCAGAACCTGCTGGAAGCAACAATTGTAATTTGGATGCATTGCTAGTGGCGCGTGTTGTACCATCTGTTGTAAGGATAAGACCACCAGTTGTTGGTGTCCATAGGTCAATACCGACGTTGTTTGATTCAAGCTGTCCAATACCAGCACCAAGGTTAACACTGAATACTGTACCAGTTAGTGTTAGTCCTGTTCCTGCACTAAATGAACCAGAACCAGAGAACTGTTGGAAGATAATTGTACTTGTACCAATTGCTGTTGCTACTTCAGTTTCCACCCAGCCCGTTAAAGCATAAGTTGCACCAGATTGGTTGAATGAGAAATCGCCGCCGGCAATTTCTGCTGGTGCATCGAAGTCTATAGCACGAGTTAGAACCCAATTTGTGGCACCAGAACCAACTGTTGTTACTGTATAGATACCATTCTTTGCGTTTTGTAGGCTAGCCACAGGAATGGAGAATGGTGAGCCACCGATTCTTCCACCAACAGAACCGTCTGCTGCCGATAATGAATCCCCTACAGTATAACCTGTTCCAGCACTTACTAATGTGACAAGAGTGACGGCAGTACCAGTGACGGTAATATCTGCTGTTGCACCTGTACCTGTACCACCAGTTAGAGCAACACCACTATATAGACCCGGTGTCAGATAACCAGAACCACCAACTAATGTATCAAATCCAAAGACACCTGTATCATAACCCTTAACCAAAATACGTTGGCCCAATGTTGCTGCTGTTCCGTCCGGAGTATAGGCAATTTGTGTGCCTGCATTTGTTAGTGTTGCACCAACACCGGCTGCACCGTTAGAATATGTTGCTGTTGGACCGGTTGCTTCAACATAAATTGTTGGGGCAAGAACGTTCAGACCTTCTGCAATTGAATCAACATATGCCTTATTAGCAGCGTCTGAAGGAGATACTGGGAGATTTGGAAGAGTAATCTGTGCTGATGCACCTGACATTATTAGGGAGCCAGTCATTGTATCGCCGGTAATATTTACATATGTGTTATTAACTAATGTTGTGATATCATCTGTAACTACTGCTGTGGTACCAGAAACACGACCAAATGTATCACGTGTAATCTTAAGGAATGTACCTGTACCCGAATCTGCCAGGGTAGCAAGACCAATATCGGTGTTGCTAGCAACACCATCATTATTTGTAATAGCAATCTGACCAGAAGTACCAGTAATGGTGCGTGTTGTCCATGTACCGTCGCCTGTACGAACTGAATATCCGGTTGTTGTTAGACCTTCTAATCCTGCTAAATCATTAGAAAGTGCAAATGTTGGATTACCAGCAACACCCGATGGATTAGTAATTGTAATGCCAGCTGCTGGTGCAACCAATGTGCGTGTTGTCCATGAACCAGCACCTGTACGAACAGAAATACCTGTTCCTGATTGCGCTGCAAGAGCATCAAGGTCTGCATCCCAGGCTTGAACACCTGATGTTGTACCTGGTGCTGCTGTCGACCATACGTTTGGTGCCGATGCATAAAGAATATCACCGGATGAGAATGTTGTTATACCAGTACCACCACTGGCCACATTTAGTGTACCTGCCAAGGTAACTGCACCAGTAGTTGCCAATAATGGTGTAAAACCAGTTGTGCCAGCACTAAATGACACAACTGTATCTTCCCAAGTTAATGTTCCGAGGCCATCTGTAGTTAGAACCTGTCCTACCGTACCTGTAGTAAATGGATAATCATTTCCAGAAATTGTAACAGGGGCACCCGTATTAGAAATTTCCCAACCGGCGGTGTCTAAATTACCGCCGAGTGTAGGCGAGAAATCATCTATAACTAAAGTATTGTGTGCAAGTAGTTCGCTGACCTTGATTACCATAATGAATTCCCATTACCTTATAGGTGTTTTCATTATTTATCACAATTGTGATAATTTGAATATCGTAAAAATTATGGTGGAAATTATATTATGATAATATTACAGATTTCCATGCTCCTAAAAATGGAATATAAATCCATAAGTTACATGTTCCACCATCATACTGAACAATCATTGGGGCAAAGTTAACAATATCTGTTGGGAACCCAGCGGGCGTACCAGTTGTTTCTGTATACGGAATATATATAAATCCATCAGTTGCACCATGGAGATCATCATCCAAACCAACCAAAACACTTCCATTTATATTAACTATTTGAGAAGAAAAGAGAGGATGTGTCTGGAAGCTGATCCTACTAGCATTAGCTTTAATTTCTCCTTGCACGCCGGGTGGTGTTCCAGAAGCTGCGCCGCCGAATATGTGAACATTGCCACCGTAAGCGTCAGCACCAGTAGCTTCACCACCCATTATTTGAACATTGCCGCCGGTGCCGCTGCCGTACAAAGTGGTTGGACCAGTACCTTCACCACCTGTAATATTAACATTTGCTCCAAGAAATCCAGATCCACCAGTTATATTTAATATATTACTATCTTGTCCAGTTGTTATTGTTAAATTCTGCCCATTGTTGGAAGAAATGGTGCTGGTACCAGCACTGTCACCAACAGTTAATAAATTTACTAATGTATCAAATGTTAAATCGGCGCTAGCACCAAATGCACCAGCATTGTTGAACTGAATCTGGGTATTAGCACCGGCAACTGAGCCTCCCGATCCGTTTGATGCTGCCGTAACTCTTCCAGAAGAATCAACGGTTATATTTGCAGAAGTAAATACACCCGGTGTTACACCAGAGGTTGATAGTTGATTGCTTTGAATTTTTGTTTGTGCCATAAAACCCTTCTTTATGTGAATGCGTAAAATTTAACATTATCGTTTAAATTTTTACCTGTGCATTTTTCGTAGACAAGAATACAATAATACACGAAACCCGGTATTGCGAAAAATATCGGCCACCAGGTTAAAATAGCACCAGTGATACTGGTTGCTGCTACAGATTGCTTTAATACTTCTTGTGATATTTCTTGTTTCATATTAGACAGTTAATCTTGCCACTGCGGCATCGTAGGCAGTTTGATCATCGATCTGCGTATTGAGTGCTTGATAGATTGACTCAACTTCAGCCATACGAGAAATAGTATCTGCCAGTCTCTTCTCAATGTTTGAGCGATAATCGGCTGATAAATCTTGTGTAAGCATTTCAATGAAATTCACCCTATCGAGGTTGTAGTGAAAATGCTCAAGTTGTCTTGACTGAATTGCTGTTGCAAGTTGATCATATTTGTAGTTTGCGTTTATTAGATTGTAATCCATATTTTCCTTTAGTTAGTTTTAGAATGCTGTTTGTCTTCCTTCACCAGTAGGTTTTGTGCCTGGGTCGGTGAATCTTGTTCCAAATCCACTTCCACTCCACGGATATACAGAAACAAATGGAGTGATATCGTGAGCAATTGCAAGAGCATCATCAAATGATGTGAATGCCGATCCACGCCCATCACCAGTAGGTTTTGTGCCTGGGTCGGTGAATCTTGTTCCAAATCCACTTCCACTCCACGCATATACAGAAACAAATGGAGTGTTATCGTGAGCAACTGCGATAGCATTATCTGTTGTTGTGAATACTGCATCTCGTCCAACACCAGTAGGTGGTGTGCCTGGGTCGGCGAACTTTGTTCCAAATCCACTGGTACTCCACGGATATACAGTAACAAACGGAGTGCTGGAGTGGGCAAGTGCAAGAGCATTACCTGCTGTTGTGAATGCTACACCAGCGGTCTGAAGACCAAGGTACGACACCGGGTCGGTGAACTTTGTTCCAAATCCACTGGTACTCCACGGATATGCAGAAACAAATGGAGAGGTGGCGTGGCCAACTACGATAGCATCATCTGTTGTTGTGAATGCTACCCCGAGTCCTAGACCTGTTGGTAATGTGGCTGGGTTGCTGAAGATTGTTCCAAATCCACTGTCAGTCCAAGAATATGCTAAAATAAACGGGGTGGCGTCAGATCCAACTGCGACAGCATCACCTGCTGTTGTGAATGCTGTTTGTCTTCCACGACCTGTTGGTAATGTGGGGTTGGCGAACTTTGTTCCAAATCCAGTTGCACTCCACGGATATGCCTGAATAAATGGAGTTGTGGCACTGCCAACTGCAATAGCATCATTTGAGTTTGTGAATGATGCGCCAAATCCATTGCCACCAGGTAATGCGGCTGGGTTGCCGAACTTTGTTCCAAATCCACTTGAACTCCACGGATATACAGAAATAAACGGAGTGGTGACGTGGGCAACTGCAAGATAAGCCGAATTAGCCTGATACGTAAATGGTAGTTGTAGTGATGCACCCATTATGATAATCCAACCCCTGTAATAATCCACTCAGTTGTAGTTATTTTGGTAGCAGTAGCGACACCATATTGTGGCAGTGTTCTACTTCCTGTTGCGCCTGTTGGGGACCATGTGAGTGTATCACTTGTAATCGCGATTGTCACGTTATTAGGACTTCTATTAATAAAAGTAATTGTAGTTCCAACTACATAGGCCACGTTGGCATTACTATCAATCGTAAATATTCTTGCAACTGCGTCACCAACTGGGTGATAAATGTGTTTTCCCTGATCTGCCAATACCGTTGTGTATGCTGCTGATTGGCTATTTTGTGGAATATTGATGTAACCAACGCTTGCACTTGCTGGTGGGAATGTCATTGTGGTGCTATCAGTTCCAGACAATGTCAATGAGTTAGTTACTGTTAATGTTTTGGCTGATGTGATAGATAATAGTCCAGCACTCCAGGCAGGGATACCAGCAGCAATAGTTAAGACTGCATTGGTTGATCCAATACCAAGTTTTGATAATGTATTCGCTGCTGATGAGTAAAGAATATCACCCGTTGTGTATGTTGATTGTGCTGTGCCACCACTTGTAGCAGCAAGTGTACCCGAAACGTGTGTTGTGAGTCCAATCTTACCGTAACTTGGGAGAACACCAACACCACCCGAAATAAGTGCATTACCTGTTGCAACATCTGCAACCTTGGATAATGTTGTGGTTGTATCGGCTGCTAGAATATCACCTACGGCATAAACTGTCTGACCAGTTCCACCCTTTGTTGCTCCGATAGCAGTTGCACTCCAGGTGCCTGTTGCTACCGTGCCCAGTGTAGTAATACTTGTTTGACCCACATATGTGGCATCAATGTCAATAACTGGAGTCGCTCCACCTGTACTTGTAATTCTGGCTGCTGTACCCGATACGGATGTGACTGTACCTGTTGCTGGTGTCGCCCAAGTAGGAACTCCACCTGCTAATGTCAATACTTGTCCTACAGTTCCAACTGCGAGTTTTGATAACGTATTCGCTGCACTTGCGTAAAGAGTATCGCCAGTTGCGTATGTGGTTTGTGCTGTGCCGCCATTGATTGCTGCGATCGCAGTTCCAGTCCAGGTACCAGTTGTGATAGTGCCCAATGTAGTAATACTTGTTTGACCTACATATGTGGCATCAATATCAATAACTGGAGTGGCACCACCTG